CCTTCTCGACATTCTCCACACTTAGGTCGAGAGTAGAGAAATCGCCATTCTCCAATCCCTTAGAAACCTTTAGAGGTGCAGGAGTTGCGGTTGGGTTTCCACCAGTAACTACTTCCTCGCCAGCCTCAAAGTCCCTTGTTGAATCCTCATCAAGGGCCTTCTCCTCTAGGTCGTCAGAAAGTTCTAGGTCGTCTTCGCCGCCCATTTCTCCCATGTCCTCTGAAGGTTCAGTGTCCATATACTCGTCACCTTTCTCCATTTCTTCATCATTTTCTTCCTTTTGGAGCGAATTGACCTGCTTCATCAGGCTATTCAACTCCTCAAGGGCTTTTTCCAGTTTTCCACTCATTTCTTTTTCCTCCATTTTTAAAATGTCGAATTTTGCTTCCGGGTTTATTCCTTTTTCACAGACAGTAACTTCATGCAACTCAAGTTTTTCTATCTCGTTGTATTCCCCGAACTCCTCAGATTTTCTCTGTTTCTTTGATATCGCCTGTCCACCTATACTAAATGACCGTAGAGTTCCTTTTCTAATACCTCTTGAGATTTCCTTAGCCTTCTCGATGTCATCGCGCATCTTGATTACTACATAGAATCCAACGTCATCTACACCTGTTTTGTGTAAGACACCGTTTGAATCTCGATATTTTTCTACGACCTCCCCGACTTGAACATTTGAATGATTTGACATTACATTTCTGTAGTTTGATTCTCCCATGAATTTGTGGACTGCATCGTCTAGTGCTTCTAATGTAATTAAGTCGTTTTGCTTGTCAACAACTTCTATTGATGCATATCCCCCTATGATTAAGTCGTCTGATTTTAGTATGTCGAAAAACCCTTCTCCACTCTTTAGTAACAGTCCCTGAGACTTAAGCATCAAAACAATCCTTTTCTTTTACTATATCAAGCATTTGTTTCTGGGGGAAAGGGTAAATCTTTGTATTTATCTTTAGATATGTCTTGTAAATCGCTATCTCCTTTGTAATCTAACATATCCTGCTTTTTTCCAGTCCAAGTTAACCATGCTCTTTTTTCATTAACCGGAACTACGCGGAAATGCATTCTTGTCTCAAATTTATCTCCAATTATCTTATATTCGTGATAGCCATGCTTTTGCATACCGAAAGTCAACTTACCTTCATCTAGTGTTTTACCTTCACCAGAATATTCCCCTACAATAGCAGGATATTTGCCTGATTTACCAAATAGGTCATAGATATCCTCACTATCTTCTAATCTTATTGTCCAGACATTTCTCATTTTGTCTGCGTCTATTACTAAATCCACATTACCGTCTTCTTTCCTTATGATTTTGAATTGCCCTACGCTTTCTTTCATTAAGATGCTCTTATCAGCCTTGAAGGATTTCTTCTTAGGGTCATATAGAATACCATGCTTATCCTGTCTAATTAACCACTTCTCAAATGCTCTGATATCATTTTCAAATATTTGCTCAAACGGTTCTTGTAATTCTGGTTGTTGCTCAACCCAACTCAAGATTCTATCTATCTGGGTAATAGCACCTTGTCTTTCTAGTAGAAACTCCCTAACCCCATTACGAAAATCTTCACGAACCTTTCTAATTTCTTCATCTAATTGTTCTTTCCACAAATCTATATCATACAAGGCATTTTTTTGCATGAGTTCATCTCCTTCAAATCCATAAATGGTAAACCCATCTAAATCCTGTTTAAGGATTATTTCAGCAGAACCATGAATATTATCTGTTATATGGTATGATTTCTTGGTTTCAGTCATTCCACTAGTTACCCTAAATGCAGTACCTATGTCACTAGCCAGTTCAGGTAGAACTGCAAGAGATTTCTTCGTCTTAGTGGAAAGTTGTTCTAAGGTTTCTAATTTATCCGGAGAATCTACTTCAGGTATCTCAATGAGTTTAGCAGAATACAGGCTGAATTTCCCCTTTGTCTTCTTTACTTCATCCACCTTGACTCTAATGATAGAACCAATCTGAACATTCTTCTTTGTATTAAGAGCCTTGCCAACTGCGATGTAATCTTGTCCCTCTATCTCAGTGGTATTATTTTCCTTCGCATATGTCACCGATACAGGCCCAATACCCATTGTGTAAGAATATAGATTGCTCTTTGTCTTCTTCTTATCTAATACTATTACATCCAAATCAACGAACTTCTTCCACTTAATCCACTTTGGGTTTTTCTTGGTTCCTTTGTAATAAGTGGATTCTATATCCTTTATCACTACTCCTTCAGATGTAGGTAGTTTCATTATATCCTCAGAATAATTCTCCACTTCTTTCAATGAATCAGCGATTCTAGTATCTTTCTTAGATGGAAATGCCAAAGCCTCATCTGAATGTTCACTATATTGGTAGAAGAGAATATTAATTCTTTCACGAAGGGGTTCATCAATAATGGATTTATCTTCATGTTGCATTATATCAAACACATGCGCTCTTAGAGTTCCAGCAGTTTCTTTCTTGAAAACGTGCTTTATGGTATCTGCTCTATGTAGAGCCTCATCATCCTTGAACAACATCAATTCTGCATCAAAGATGCAATTTTGAAATGCCTTATTACCCATTGCCTTAACTTGGTCTGGACATTTATCCGTGATATTCTTCTGATTGTAAGAGTATATTTTCACATCACCGTTAGTCTTGTGTATTTGTATTCTCATCCCATCATATTTCTCTTGGACTACCCACTCTCCAGTGAATCCCTTAAGTTCCTTAATGTCATTAACCTCAAAAATTCTATACATGGGCTTATTCGGAATGATAAACCCCAATTGCTCATCATCCTCGGATTTATTAATATCCAATTCTACAAGATTTTCCCAATTGTCTTTATTATACTGCTCATTGAACATTGTTTTGAATTGGGAAAACAATTTCTTGAATTTAGATTTCAGTCTCTTAGTATCTACATCATCACCATAATGCTCACTAAGATAAATAGGAATATCCTTTGGCTCTAAGTCCAATCCTAGAACACCTTGAGTTATATCATCTGCCTTGAATCCATGTGATTCTAGGAGTTTATCCGGCAGGACATTGGCATGGGAACGCATAGCATAATGGATGAACGCCACAAATAGAGAATCGTTCTCCATTAGTTTCTCTACGACCTTATCTTCTCCTATTGCCTCAGCAAAGGGGTCACTAACCTTCTTAGACTTGAATCTCATTTTGCGAATAGAATCATACAAGGTTTCCGCTTGATTGGATTCGGGGTCTAATGCTTGCTCATCAAATAGAGTATCTTCATCAATGTATTTTTTCAATTCTCTAGTGAAATCATCCAATCCATCAAATTGTTCGCGTAGTTTCTTAACTGCTTCCTTCCACTTATTCCCGTATTCCTTCGGGTCTTCCTTAGCAGAAAGATAGGAGTATCTGATTTTCTCAAAGAAATTCAATATGCGTTTCGTTAGGGGCTTGCTTTTCTTATCAAATACAAGTCCAGAACGAGGCATCTAATTCAGCCTTCGTTAGTATCTCCAGCAAAAGCATCATTGGCATCTTTAGGCAAAGAAGTAGAATCTTCCTTTCCTTTCTTAGGTGGCTTTGTTACTGCTACTTCTTCACCCATAAGAGGCATATCTAATTCCATGCCGTTATTCTCCCCTGCTTCTTGAAGAAGTTCTTTTGCTTTCGTTATTGCGTCATTTACTAACTTTAGTTTGTTGTCGTTTTTCCCATAATCCATTTTATCACCCGTATTTCTTTAAAGCCGCTTCCATAAGTTTACTTCTATTACCGTCATCTAAAGCAATCCAAAAATGATTGAAACCCTGTCGATATAGATTAATCCATTTTTGGTCATAGCCACCATAAACTTCACCAAATAACATTTCCACTATATCTGCTGGACGGGTATTATGAAAGTACATAATAACTGCATCTACTTCTCTTACCCCGTCACTTTGTTTGATTATTGTTTCCCATTTCATCATATCACCCTAGATTGTTTGCCATCTTGTGAATATCATCCCACTCCATCTTAGCAATTGAATCACCTGAAGATACTGTTGTGTTATTTGTCATATGTGGGGTAGGAGACTCCGCTACAACAAAACCTGATTTCATCAGAAGATTGTCCTTGTTGTAAACTGCCTGTTCTAGATTTTTTACCTTATCTACTAATTCCTTTAGTAGTAATATCATTTCATTATCATCACTCATTCTTTCACCAACTTCTTCTTTTGCTTAGGATAAATCGTTTTTCGTAGTCTTTCGTATAGAACTTCGTAGTCTTTACGAACCTCGGCGGCAGATGCAAGTATTTCTAGGTTCTTCTCTTCAAACCCTTCCATCTTCTTTTTGAAAGTCGTGTCTGTCTTTACTAAATCCAATGTTTTCAACTCATCAATCAAGTCTGATAACATTGTCATATCCTTACCGAAGAATTTAGTGGGTTGAGATGCCTGTAGTAGTTTCTTGACTCTTTTCTTCTGTTTGCCATCTACCTTCTCAAGGACAGATTTTTTGAATCCAAAAATATTTGTTTCTTCCTCTTCATCATCTGTCAATGTATTATGTATTCCTACTGCCGCATGACCTACAACATTAGCACCTGTCAATAGAGGATTGACATCCTTATCCTTTAGAACGTCTTGCCAACTCATGCTTCTTCATCTCCTTCGGGAGGGTCAGCCAATATAGTTTCTATCCTATCTTTTAGTAGTCCTTTCACAGGAGAAGGAATAGTATCACCATATTTCTTATCCAGTCCCATATATGAAAGTCCAAATTCTTTCAACAGATTGATTGGGACTTCTATACGAGGGTCTGGGTTTAAGTTATCATTGATGTATTTAGCAAAGTATGCCATTTGTCCGAAGAAGGTTTCTATCTCTTGTAAATCATCACTCTTAGATTCAAAGTCATCCCCAACCTCTAAATCTCTCCATGCTCTTTCTGTCGCCCAAAGTAATTGTTGAATTCTCTTATGATTCATTATGAATTCAACATCATCATCTAGTTCCTCCGAAGCCAATATTCTTGCGAATTCTTTTCTATCTTGCTCTATGCTAATCATATCGGTTCTTGCCCTTATTATGGATTTAAGATTAGCAACGCGAGGTTGTTCTAATGGGATTACTACATTTCTTTCGTCTGCTAATCGTAGTAGAATTGCATATCCCTTTTCTCCCTCAAAGGTATCTAATAACACACTTGCAATAGAAGAATCTAATTTTGGCCTAAGACCCTTCAATGATTTTCCTTTCTTCATTCTACCAATGGCAAATCCTATTTTAGTGAGATTAGCCACACTAAAGAAACTCTTCTTCTTCAATGCTTCCCATGCCGCTTCGGTTGTTTTATCCTCTGCATCTGCGAAAAACAAATTACGCAATACTTCAGAAGGAGGTAGTTTATCTAAATTTTTTATATTACCTATGCCAAACTCTTCAAAATTAATCTTACCATATACTGTATTAAAGAATTTTTGAGCCTCTAGTAGATTATCCACTTGACCTTCAATCCCTATCCTTTGCCTGTGTTTTATCCTCTTTGTTAATTCCCTTAAGAATTTACGATAGTTTTCTTTAGGTGACATTGAATTCCCCATAGTATCTGCAAGCCAGTCAGAATCAACTGGTTGCTCTAGAGGATGTTCATTCTTTTCCCATAGGCTTTTAGTTTCCTTGAATGCCCAATTTAATTTTTTTACGTCAGTATCTCCAAGTTTATTTCTAACAACAACAAACAAACTAGGATTAATATTTGGATTATCTTCTGTTCTTGAAAAGAGAGGTTCATCTTCGTGTCTCTCTTCAGGTTGAAGAGTTTTGAATCCTTTTAATTGAGTTCTAACATCTAACAATTTTTCTAATGCATCTCTTTTCTCTTCTAATTTTACCCATTCTGGTCTTTGTTTGTATTCTGTTTCCATTTGTTTAATTTTACCTATTCCTGCTTTATAGGCACGATGTGCTTTAGAACCTACTTTCGCTCCACTAGTCGGCCACACAGTAGTGCTATATCTAGGAGAGCCGACTTTTCCACTCCCTCTAAATTTTTTACTATGGGCCTTATCTGCAATGATTTTTGCTTGTCTATAGTCCTTGAATGTATGGAGCCTATTCCTTAGTTTTTTGAATCCTTGTTTTACATTTTGTAGTTCTGAACGAAGTTCTTCATTGCTTAATTTTGCATATTCATGATTTTCCACATACTCTTCAAGAATTTTGATATTTTCTTTAGCGTTAACATCTGCACCCAATTGTAAAATTTTATTTTGAAACTTTTGCCTTTGGGGTTTAGTTTCAGTGTACTTGAGTATATGCATAAACGACATTTTATCACTCAATAGAAAGGTATGTTTTCTCGCTTATTTTTTGCTTTACGCGGATTCACACCTACGTTGGGAATCGCATCTGATTTTGGTGTAGGTCTTGGTTTAGTGTCCTTCAACCCTACAGTAAAATCTCGATTCACCGTTTTATTTTTTTCATGCATTGTTTTTTCATCTATTCTAGCCGCTTTCAATTCTCTTTCCAGCCGCTTTACTTTTTCACTCATCTTTATGCCTCCATACTTTGCTTTTTTTACTCATCTTTAAGAATTCTTCTAGTTTTTTATCTGTTTCTGCATTCAATTTGTCAATCTCTTCTTTCCATTTCTTAACACTTTCAAGTAGTTCACTCAACCTACCCGCCTCTCTGTGCGCTTATCCACATTCTGATTACCTGCTTCCTTTGGTAGACCACTAAATCTCTTATCTGGACCCACGCTCATACTGGGTTTGGTTCTTGCCGCAGGTGGATTTTCCTGTGGTTTACTCTCTCCTTCTGCTTTCACCTTTTCAGGAACCCCCGCTTCTTCTTTAGTAGGTCTTTCCCCTTGAGCCATCATTTCACCTATATGTGATTGGTCAATATCAGTTCCGGCATATGGGTCACGTTCAATTTCTTCTCCTCCGCCACTTTCGCCCCTACCTTTCTGACCTTCTGGTTGTTCTTTTGTGAAAATGAATCTACCCTCATCATCCATAGTAACTTCAAATCCAAGATTTTTAATTTGACCAGCAATGCTAACCTCAATCTCTCTTAGTCTCTTTTCCGCAACTTGGTCTTCTTCTTCAGATGGTGGTAGTTTTAACTTCCAATCTGTAATCCCGAATTCTATTGTAATGAATGGAAACACATAGTTATTCCAAACCGTCTGAGCCATCTCAACTGCACGATTTGTCACAAGTATTTGCATTCCTTCGTTATTCAACCCTCCACTAGCAGTAGCATCATTCTGGAAAATCTTGCTAACACCATAGAATGCTGAAATCCTATCCCTCAAGTCTTCTTTCACAGAGATATAATCCATCTCTTTGATGCTATCCATGAAATTGACCCATTCAACAGAACCTTTTCCTCCCTCTCCCTCAATCCCCATCACAGGGATGAAATGAGGGTCTTGTTCCATCTTTTCTTTGACTCCTCTCCAAAAGGACTTCATCGAATCTATGTTCCTAGTTTGCACAGCAAGTAATCCTCTTGGCATTCTAGCCTTAGTATAGGATGAATTGATATAATTCTCCATTGCAATCAAGGTCGTAATGTGATTCCAAAGTGTCAGAACTGGAGATAAGCCATACAATCTACTAGGTGAATACTTGCTGAAATGCAAGACTTCTCCCTTAATGAAATACTGTTCCTCTCCATGCACCCTATTGACATAATGTATTGGATGAAGATGTCCTTGACATTCCTCGCATACTTGTCCTATCTCAGAAGTGAACATGTCTCTATGCCTAACACAGGTATAACCTTCTGTTCCCTTTCTCCCCAATTCATCGGAATGTATGAACATAGTCACAGGGTCACCACGATAGATTTCCTTTATTCTATGCATTTTCACCTCACTATCACTATCCAAATAATATTCCTTGACCATGACAAGATAAGCATCATCCATGATATTCAAATCGTCTTCTAGTTCTTTGAGAACATCAATGAACATCTGTTCAGAACTATTAACATACCTTTCTAAGAACTTACGAGCATAGGACAATTGCTTAGGGTCTGGTTTCTTAAGATTCGTAGACTTACAATCTGAACATTGTTTAGTGGCACTCTTATGTTCCTTCTTACAATCCATGCACTTTACAATAAATTTCTCTTCCCAAGTATATCCCTGTCTAAAAATTTCATTTTTCAACTGAGTAATGCACGTTCTAAGTATCACAGATTGGCTACCCATGTGATATACGATGGGCGCAGTAATCATGTAACTGCTATTTCTTTCTTGAATACCCGGATTGAATATCGTTCTATCTGCGGGTTTAGGGGTTGTTCTCTTGAACAAATTTCCTATGCTAAATCTTCTCTTTTCAACCATTATGCTAACACTCCTTCAATTTTATCCATTTCCTCCATCTTAGAATTCCCATGCAATTTAGCAACGGAGTCAATGTCTATATCGTA